CGAAGTTGAATATAATGATATTTCATTTAAGCCGCTAGATGTAGAATTAAAATTAGAAGTCGATCCTAACATACAACCTGAACTCGATGAATACCAACTAGAAAGTCTAGTCAGATACAGAAATGGTGCATCATTAAACAGCATCGATAGATTTAAATTTACATATAAGCCAAATGGTGGAAATGATGAAGATAGATTGTTATATTCGGGCAATTCAAATTATTGGAAAACCGATTTTGCAAATTATCAAATAAAAGATTTCTTTGATATCATTGTTGGAGATTTTTGGATGAAACCTTGGTTAAGAACCAAGATACAACCAGAACCAATTTTAAAAGATCCTTTATGTGATACGTCATCACCTTTCCCTAGTGGATCGAAGCAGTTATTTACTATCAACATACACACACAAGAAATATTTGGAACTCCTTCAATATTGAGTGGTGCGACATCGATTTTAACTTCATCTATAAATTCTGATGAACAGTTTGGTAGTAGCAATATAGATCTTGGCATATCTCCGATAGTTTTGCCTCCTGAAGAAACTTTGTACACTTGGGGATACGTTGGAAATGGAACTTTACCAAAATTACAATCGACTCCAATAAATGAAGACAATTTAATACCATACTCAGATGTCATACTAAAAGGAGGATTTGGTTGGGGCGAATTGTTGATGGCACTCAAGCAGGATGGACAACTGTGGGAAGATAATATATTTGCCGGTTTAACATTTAATAGAGATTCAAATTTTGTCAAAATTACAGGCGTTCAAAACGTTGGGGGCGGAAATTACGGAAATGCCGGAATTAAAGATGACGGAACATTGTGGCAATGGCCTCATTATGTTTGGTACGAACCTTCCACGCATACCGCACCAACCTTATTGAATGCCGATACCGATTGGGTAAGTCTTGACAGCGGAAGTAATCACTTTTTGGCATTAAAGTCTGATGGAACATTGTGGTCGTGGGGCCGAAACGTTGAAGGTCAGCTTGGTGATGGAACAACTGTGGATTCAATAACGCCAATTCAAGTAGGTACTGATACAGATTGGTCTTTTATAGCGGCGGGTGGAAATGCGTCATTTGCAATTAAAAATGATGGAACACTTTGGCAATTAACGACGAGTGTTTTACAAATAGAGCTTGATACTGATTGGATTAATGTCTCAACTTCAGGTGGACACCATTTAGCTATAAAATCGAACGGAACTCTGTGGGCATGGGGAGATAACACCACAGGTCAATTAGGTGATGGTACTACAATTTCAAAGGCTCAACCAATTCAAATTGGCACTGATAATGACTGGATGGAAATTGCAACAGGATTTATTTACGGCGGTGGATATTCATATGCAATAAAATCAGATAAGTCATTGTGGGGTTGGGGATGGGGGTCTAGACTATTGAGCGATTCTCCTGGCACAAATATTAGCACGACACCACAAAGCCTCACAACGTATTTAAAATGGAATAGAATACAAACACACGCATTTCAAAGTGGTGGAATTTTAGATGTAACATCACCTAAACCTATTTTTTGTAATGGTATAAGTACAGGAGAAGCATTTGGTTCCTTAACACAAATTGAGGTTGTGCCCGATTCAGTTGTATATGGACTGGGAAATAGCGGATCGGGCGAAATAGTGTCGAGTGGTGGAAATGTCACTATTGCAAAATCATTTAATTCAATAGACGAATGGACAGACGTTTTCGCCGGAGAAAGGATAACGTTTTTGTTGAAACCAAATAAAACTTTATGGGCAATGGGTTCTCAACAATATTCAATGGGAGATGGAGCATCAACTAGTTGGCCTGAGCAAGGCGCTGCCGTTAATCCGCCGATCCCAATTGAGTCCGGAGATACTTGGAAACAGGTTAGTCACTGGGCTTGGTTTGGTGATAATTTTGCTCACGCAATTAAAGAAGATGGAACACTTTGGGGTGCCGGATGGGTTAGCGGAAATTTGAACAATTTATGGGCCGGAACCTCAACGGCGACTCCTTGGTATTTTGCTCAGATTGGAAGCGAAAGTAATTGGAAGAGTGTTTCCACTACAAATTGGACGTTTGGTTTAAAGGCTGATGGTACACTTTATCATTGGGGATATCCACCCGCAGGTTTGAGTGGATGGTTAGGAACGATAACACAGGTAGGAACAGATACGAATTGGAGCAAGGTTGTTAGCGGTCTTTGGCATTGTATTGCATTAAAAACGGATGGTACTCTATGGGGTTGGGGCAATAATGACTATGGCCAATTAACAGGAACAAGTAATTCATATGGAGCTACTCCATCACAAATTGGTACCGCAAACGATTGGATTGATATACACGCAGGCGAAAACTTCACTATTGCCATTAAATCGGATGGTACTTTATGGGGTTGCGGAATTAACAGTGTGGGACAATGCGGTGCAGGTCAAGGTGTAGGAACCAGCGGTCCTTACGGTTACTTAATTGTGACAAGTTTAACTCAAATTGGAACAGACACCGATTGGGCGAGTCTGGGAGAGTGTCACGGCAGAAGTGGTACCTTGGCAATTAAAACTGATGGATCGCTGTGGGGATGGGGAAATAATAATGATTATCAACTTGGTCGCATAAATGGTACTTTCGGCAATTCGCCTGTTTTTACTCCTACGAGATTGTTGACTCCAAATATACCAATTGTAAAAGCCTCAATGGGCGCATTGCACACTATGTTTTTAGTTGATTCCGATGTTCCGTGGCAAGGTGTAATTTCATCTGGTATTGAATCCGGAGAGGCCTTTGGACAAACTCAATTATTAGGTTCTAATGGTTTATTATACACTTGGGGCGATGCACGTTATGGTGTTCTCGGAAACGGTACATATCAAACCGATGCGTTAGATGCTGATGTATTGAGTCCTACCGTGATTAGTAGTGGGGTAAAATGGAAAGACATTTCCGTAGGTTCCCAACATATGATTGCGCTAAAATTGGACGGAACACTATGGTCTTGGGGATTAAACACCAACGGACAGTTAGGAAAAGGTACAACCACAAACAATAATGCAAATGGAACTCCTGTGCAAATAGGAAGTGATAGTAACTGGATTTCCGTCTCGGCAGGTGACAATCATAGTCTTGCAATTAAAAGCAATGGAACAATCTGGGCTTGGGGTGCTGGTTCATCCGGTAGATTGGGCGTGGGTGATACTACAGGAAGAACTTCACCAACTCAAATAGGAAGTGATAGTAACTGGATTTCCGTCTCGGGAGGTTCATTACACACTCTTGCAATTAAAAGCAATGGAACACTTTATGCTTGGGGCTCTAACATAAATGGTCGTCTGGGAGATGGTACCACCACTCAAAGAAATTCGCCAGTTCAAATAGGAAGCGACACAAACTGGATGAAGGTTTCAGCAGGTAATTCACACACTGTAGCACTGAAAAATGATGGAACTCTCTGGACTTGGGGATATAACGCACAAGGCCAACTAGGCGATGGCACAACAATACAAAAAACATCACCGATACAAATAGGAACCGATACGAATTGGAAAGAAATATATGCAGGATATCAATATACATTTGCGATTAAAAATAATGGAACATTATGGGCTTGGGGATGGAACAACTACAGAGTGTTTGGAAACGGAACCACTACCGATTCACTCGTTCCTATACAAATAGGTTCTGATACCAATTGGAGATTAATTGAAGGTAGAGATTTATCTACATTTGCGATTAAAACCGATGGAACTCTATGGGCTGCTGGAACCGATAATGCCGAATCTCCTCTAGGATTTGGTATATCACAAAATACTACCATATTAACATTTACTCAAATAGGAACCGATACCGATTGGTTATTAATATCAGGCGGTGGTCAAGGACAAGCGGCCGCAATTAAACGTAATTAAACAATACTAAATAATGACATAATAACATTTTAAGGAAATGTTCGATGGTTGCAATAATAACTAATAAATTTCGATTCATGCAGGCTCGCATATTTAAAGAGGCTATAGAAGACTCTTCCGTAGGCGCCGATACGCATTATTTGTTTGTAAGCAGACCACAGGCGTGGAACACAGCAACCACCAACGCCGATTTAATACCTGATGTTCCGGAAGATACACTATACAGTGAAAGAAGAATTTGGGACGGAATGATGGGTCTCAAAAAAATTACACCTAATAATTCTTCTTTTGTTATCCCTAGATGGAATTGGGACGCAACAGGAAATACAGTTTATGTTGCATATTCTGACCAAGATCCGCACATATTCGAGCATCCAACTTCCAGTGAAGTTACGAGCGGAAATGCCAATGGTTACACGCCAGGAAACATTTATGCAATGAATCAATATTTTCAAGTTTTTAAATGTTTGTCTAATAATGGCGGTGTTAAATCTACAATAGAACCCGTAGCGGATGAAAGTAATCCTTTGCTGGTTATAAGTTTAGCTGATGGTTATAGGTGGAAATATATGTACACCGTACAAACCGGCGATGCATTAAAATATTTAACCGATCATTGGATGCCAGTCAAAACTCTAGAGTCTGATGATGGTTCGACACAATGGGATGTACAACAAGGTGCAGAAAATACTGGAGTAATAGATTCCATTCAAGTGATTAATGCTGGAACTCTATATGATAGAGTTTTAAATACAACTCCTGTGGAGAGTATAGGATTAGTAGGACCAAATCAATCCATTTCAGCACCTAGCTCTTCTGCCGTTACCAACAATGGATGGTATGCAGGAGCTACTGTGTGGATAGTATCGGGAACCGGAGCAGGAAGTTCTTCCAAGGTTATAAGTTATCTAGGATCTACTAAAGAATTCGTTCTAGAATCTACATTATCTATAGATTTAACTTCTCAATTTCAAGTTTTGCCTACAGTAAATATCACCGGCGATGGTACGGGTGCTAGAGCAAAGGCAAATGTAAATTTTTCATCACCAAATGGAATAACATCGGTATCATTAATTAATGCAGGAACTGGTTATTCTTACGCAACCGCAACTGTTACCGGAGCAAATAGCGGAAGTAATTTGGCACAGGTCGTTGTTGTTTTGCCACCAAGTCAAGGTCACGGCGCAGATCCCGTCGAAGAATTGGGCGGACACTATGTTATGCTCAATGTCGATTTAACTTACTCAGAAGGTTCTGGCGATTTTCCAATATCAAATGATTATAGACAAATTGGCATTATTAGAAATCCAGAAACATTTGGTTCTTCCGGAACAATTTTTTCAGGGTTGACCGCAAGTGCCAGTTCGAGACTCACTGTTAGCTCGATAGTAGGTACCTTTGCTCTTGATAGTACATTGGTAGAACAAACGCCAGGGGTCGCACAGGGTTTCTTAATAGAGGTATTAGACAACGGTGCTAATAAAGATTTAGTGTTTGTACAAATACCAGAAACTGGTTACGAAACCTTTAATGTAGGAAACTCGGTAATTTCTGGAAGTGCTTCTGCCACAATTAGTGCAATCGTGAATCCAGAAGTCCAAAAATATAGTGGCGACATAATTTATTTTGAAAATCGTAGACCTATTTTAAGATCGCCAGATCAAACTGAAACCATAAAAGTTATTATAGAATTTTAATTTGTATATGATACACTATACAAATAATATTCTAGAACATAAAAATCTACTAAAAATAATCTCGGTTATTATCGACTAAATATAACAAAATCACACTTTAGCGGAATTTCATTATGACCGATATAAAAGATCAATTAAAAAGTGCTCCTTACTTTGATGATTATGATTCGGATAAGCAATTCTATAGGATGCTTTTCAGACCAAGGTTTGCGGTACAGGCCAGAGAGCTGACGCAATTACAAACTATGTTTCAGTCCCAAATCGATAGAATGGGACAACACTTCTTCAAAGAAGGTGCTATGGTCATTCCTGGCATCACAACTTTTGATTCAAATTACACCTACGTTAAAATATACGTAAACAAGACGGGCGGAATTGACAATTCCATTTATTTTGTAGATGATGTTGCAATTCAAACTAATTTTTTAAATAAAGTTATATCAAGTACGACCGGCGTAAAAGCAAGAATCGTTAATTATACACCAATTGATGGAGCTGGTGTAATAAGATTATATGTCAAATATTTAACTGCCGGAACAGAGTCTAGTGGTGGATTGCAAGGTGCGTTAAAAACATTTCTTGCAAATGAAATATTAAGTGTAGAAGATTCTGGAATACAATTAGAAACCTTAAACAATTCAAATTCGGTAATTGGTACAGGAACAGGCGCCAACATTAAAGAAGGTGTTTATTTTACTAATGGATTTTTTGCGGTAGTAAAACAACAATCTATTGTTGTTGATCCTGAAAATGATAGACATACGGGAAGCATAGGATTGTCAATAGTTCAATCTATAGTTACACCAGAAGAAGATGAGAGTTTATTGGATAATGCTCAAGGTTCTCCAAACTATGCAGCACCAGGTGCACATAGATTAAAAATAGATCTAGTATTATCGACAAGACCGATTGATAAATTAACAACTACTTCCGTAACTGATAAAAATTTCATAGAATTAATTAGACTTGTTGATGGTATTCCCGCAACGCCTCCTAACAAAACAAATTATAATTTAATTCAAGACGAATTGGCCAGAAGAACATTTGATGAATCTGGTAATTACACTATAAAACCTTTTGTTGTCGTTCCTAGTGAATTTTTTAATGACGGAACTAATAGTGGCCATTATACCAAGGATATGCTCAAGAGAAGCACACCAAATGCGGCCGAATTAATAGGACAGCAATTTTTGGGAATATCCGGTTATCACGTATATAATGATGGATATTTACCTGGAGTCAATGAAGAAGCATTTCTTGCGGCCGCCGATACCAGAATGGTGTATCAAATAGATCCTGGCAAGGCATATGTTAAGGGTTATGAACTGGAAAAACTTGACAGATCCAGACTTGTAGGCAGAAAGGCTTTGGATTTTGTTACATCAAAACCGGAAATTGTTAGAACAATGAAAGGTCCATTCATTAGAGTAACAAATATTAAAGGTCTACCGATCACATTATGGGGTGAATCTACCACAACAAATCAATCCATGAAGCAAGTTTTGCTTTTTAGCAGAACAAGAGAATTTATGGAAAATTCAAGTTCACCAAAAGCACCGCCGGCAGCAGACGGTTCATTTCTAACTGGACCGACAAAAACTATAGACTCTGCATATTGTATAGGTACCGCTAGAGTTTTGTATTTTGATTTTGATGACGGAACTCCTGGTACTTCCGCAGCCGCATACAGATTGCATCTAACAGATATACAAATAACAAAAGATGATCATTCATTTGAACATGTTCAATCTATTTTTCAATCCAGTGAAGCTGGTAGTGCTGGATTTTCTTGTGATGTAATTCAATTTTCACAACCATTCGAGGGTGCTGACATAACTATAACACCCGACTCAAATTTTAGAGGTATAGCGACTGGGAATGGAACATATTGGAGAACAACTGAGTATCAACAGCTATCCAAAAATGATTGCATCATACACGAAGATTCTAATCAAGTTAAGTATCAGTATTATGTAGTAAACGCACCGTTGGACAATCAAAAGGTTCAATTAGATGCGGCCAAATCGGGCACAAAAACAAATATAACAATAAGTAGAGTCTATACTGATCTGGAAGATCAAGATGCTAGTGTTCTGTTATATGTGATTCCTAAAGGATTCATTAGATCTATAGACGAAGATAAGTTTGATTATACTGCACAAAAACTTTTTGTTAGAACGTTATCGGTATCTAACACAATAACAATCATTTTAAGTGCAGATCAAGGTGCATTTCCTTCCTATTCGCCAACTGAATGGTTCTTTTCCGATAGCGCAGGCAATACGCTAAAGGCAGAAAATGTGACTTTTAATAGTTCAACTGAAGTTGTAGTGACATTTAGCTCTTTGGTTCCTGATGGAAACATAACAGCTATTGTGCCTTGTAGAATATCGGGCGAGAACAATGCCTCGCCAAAGCAAAAAACACTAAGAACAGGTACATATCAGAATACTGGTACTCCTAGTGGTCAATATTATGTTTTAACTGATGCATTAAAAACCGATCTACAAAGTATATCATTAGGTGTTGAGGATGTAATTAGAGTAAAACATATTTACATGTCCTCTGATTTTACGACAGCACCAACCGCATCCAGTGTAGACATTGTTGATAGATATGAATTGGATGATGGACAAAGAGACTCCTTTTATGATATCGCATCGATCAAATTGAAAAGAGGCGCACAACCTCCTACCGGAAGACTTGCTATTGTTTTTGATTATTTTGAACACTCGGTCGATGGTAATTACTTTTCAATCGAATCTTATCCAGTGGGTGCAGGGTTTTCAATATCGGATATACCAAAATATACATCAACCGATTCTGGAACTTCATACCCATTAGCAGATGTTTTGGACTTTAGATCCACAAAGTCGAACTCTGGAATTTTTAATAGTAAAATATGCTACGTACCAGAAAGTGATATATTCATACAATTTGAACACTATTTGCACAGAAATGATAAAATTTATATAAGAACTGACGGTTCATTTGGCATTGTCGAAGGTGTTTCATCTTTGAAGCCTGTTATGCCCGACGATCCTCTGGATGGTATGGTTGTAGCCGAGGTAGAATTGCCTGCCTTAACTTCTGATCTAAAGAAGGTTGTTCTAACACACAGAAATAATCGCAGATACACAATGCGAGATATTGGCAAAATTGAAGATAGAATAACACAAATTGAATACTATACTTCACTTTCACTTTTAGAGAAAAATACAGAAACTCTAGTAATAAAGGACGCAGACGGCAACGATAGATTTAAAAATGGATTTTTAGTAGATAACTTCAGAGGACATGCGGTAGGTGATGTACAGAATGAAGATTATAGTTGTGCAGTAGATCCTAAAGAAGGTGAGTTGAGACCTGCATTTGTAGAAAGAATGATTGAATTGAAAGAAGTTCAGTCATATGAAACCAATCCTCTAGGGTTTACAGAAATTTCTAGCGGTAATGCAGGAAATGTGGAAAGAAATCAAATCGGTTACACGATGAAAAATGATTTGATTATGTTACCATATGAAAGTGTGGAGTCCGTATCACAAAGAATTGCTTCCGATTTTATTAATATTAATCCATTCGATGTAGTTACATTTGTTGGACAGGTAAAATTAGAACCAGAATCGGATGAATTTAAAAATACAGAAAAGTCAGAACCTTTATCCGTAAACTTTGATAATGGATTGGCCGATGCATTGACGAATCTCTCCGAAGGATTGGGAACTGTATACACTAAAGATGCTACTCAATTCAGTACTAATGTAGTTGGAACAAAAACCGAAATTGACGCTATTACTTCACCGCCTCTTCCTGGTCCAGCGTTTGGTAATGGAATGAGACCAAATCAGCAGATGCAATGGCTGAATAATAGAATGAAGAAGCAGTCGGATCTACAAAGAAGAGAAAGAGATCTAGAACAGCTTAGGGGCAAACTCGCAAGTTCTAAAGATCAGAAAGAAAAGAAAGGATTATCGAATAAGATAAAAGGAATTGAAACTGAGATTAAAAAATTAAAAAAATATATTAATGGTAGAACTACACCGCCACAGAACAAGTATCCAAGATTACAAGTTCAGGGCGAAAGAACTATTACTAGTAAAGAAACGACAGCAAGGGGTGGCGTTAAACTAAAGGTCACACCTAGCGTGATTAATCAGTCAATTGGCGAATCTGTTAAAGAAATTAATTTTGCAGAATTTTGTAGAAGTCAAATTGTTAAATTTACATTAAATGGATTTAAGCCAAATGTCAGAGTATATGCTTTTATTGATAACATTCCAGTAACACATTTCTGTATACCTTCATCTGCCGGTAAAGAAATTGTAATGTCTAAGGTCGAAAGACCTGTTTCATTTAAAGTTAGAGATGAATTAATTGAAAGTGTGAAGAATAGTTTTCCGGTGGTTTCCGGAAGTGCAAGCTCTTCGACTAATGTTGTCTATTTTAATCCGGTCATCGGAGATAAAAATGCATCCGGCGATTTTCCATTAATTGCCGATAGCACAGGCACAATAACCGGCTATCTGCACATTCCTGATGGTAAACCAATCTATACCTCTACGGGTAAAGTTTTGGAGGATTCTTCCGATAATCCTAGCTTTAAGACAGGAACTAAAGTAATAAAATTTATAGACAGCGCACAAAACATTCAATCCGATTCAGAGTCCTCAGGCTCTGCCAGATTTGAATGTAAAGGATTGATAGAAAAGAGACAAGAAACCATACTCTCGACTCGTGGTGCAAAATTATCGACAGAATATGACAATTTTGAAAAAACCATAAGCACTAGCACGGAAAATAGTTATAAATTGAACAAAGTCTGTTGGGTCGATCCGATAGCAGAAACGATAAACATAACCGATGAAGGTGGCGCATTCATAACTGGTGTAACTTTATATTTTAGGAATAAGCCTCACGTTGGTTCTGGAAGTAGATCGGTTCAATTTAAAGATAGATCCGGTTCGGCAAATCCTGTCATTCCTGTTAGTGTTGAGATCAGAGAGACTATTGCAGGCGTTCCTGGACCAAAATTAGTTCCAGGTTCAAAAACTTACTTGTATCCAAACCAAATAGTAATAAATGATATAGATGGTGATACGCCAATAGATGATCAAAATGGCAGAAACATAGGAAGATTGTATATTAGCGTGCCTGTACATCCTACAGTTAGTGAAAGTGATCCATCATTTTGGACAACAACAAATCATTATCATTATGGACCTTTTGAAACATTTTCTTCAGATCCCAACACGGAAGCAAAATGGAATACTAAAACTAGATCATTTGTCGATGGATATGGCCCACAAAGTTCAAACTTTGAAGCTGGTTTTATAGGAACTTATTTTGAATTTGATTATCCTGTATATTTACAGGAAAAATCTGAGTATGCTATAGTGGTTATGGCAAATACTCAAGACTATGAAGTTTGGTATGCCAGAATCGGACAGTCGATTGTGGGTAAAGCCGACATTATACAAAATACCGCATCATACAATGGTGTGTTTTTGAAATCCGCCAACTCTTCTACTTGGACACCAGATCAACAAGCAGATTTAATGTTTAAATTGCATAAAGCGCAATTTGATATAAGTAAAAATCCTATTGTAACTTTGGTGAACGAAAACCTGTCCTTCGACAAATTAAAGAATAATCCTTTTAAGGTGGAAGCAGGTTGTAATGTATTGAAAGTTTTCCACAAAAATCATGGAATGAGAAATAGAGTAGATGACAACAGAAAACCTAGAGTAAAAATTAGTGGCTTGGTCGAATCTGTTGGTGGAATAGATCTAAAATATATTAACACCGAGTCTTCGGATTCAGTTAGATTGTATCATGACGTAACGGTTTTGGACTATGATTCATATTCAATAGAAATTTTTGATGAAAATGGAAATCCAAAAGATGCATCAGAAACTAATTATTCGGCAGGTGGTTCTACGATATTTGCAACGGCAGACATTCAAGCCGATGAAATGACGGCAAATTTAATTGATATGAAGCTCGAAGGAACTGAAATTAATTATAATTACAGAATTACTTCTGGTTCAGGCGTACACGGCAGTGATGTAAATTCTTATGTTTTGCCAGACGTTGCAGATTTTGAAGATGTGCAGCCGGGCGAAAATGTAATATTCGAGGAACCTAAACTGATTGCAAGTGTTGCAAACGAAGGACAATGGACTTTAAATGAACCTACGATAGCTGGAATAATCACAACGCCAGGAAATATAGAAGGTTCATCAAAGAGTTTATTTGTACAAGCAACACTGTCTAGTGATAATCCAAACATTACACCTATTCTGGACATTTCTAGATCGAATTTTGGTATTATCGGAAATAAAGTTTCCGATCCTGGATTAATAGACGAATATAGAACGATTGCAGATCCAACGGATTATGTATTCTTTGGATGGAAACAAGATTCGGCAACTTGTAGTGTAACCGCAAATACAAATACAATATCTGTGCCAACACCTTCAATCTATCATGTTGGTGGTTATGTATTAGTACAAAGCGGAATCAATAAGAATTTAAGGAAAATTACAAGCATTGTTTCTAGTCAGTTGACTGTGGATAAAAAATTCACAATTACATCGCCGACTGCAACTTGTTCAAGTTCGGGATTGGATGTTTGGTCTTTTGGTGACGAAGAAGTTATGGTAGCAGAAAATGCAACTGTTTCAATTTCTGGCGACTCGTTCTCGACAAGTAATTATGCAGTAATATCGACTTTGAGTGAATTGTTTCCTGGTATGTTGCTAGGAATTAATGGAACATCAAAGAAGACCGTAAGATTAATCAGTGTTACTAGACCAGATTCAACTAGTATGACCGTGAGAGTTGACGGAGATCTTACAGGAATAGGTACTTCCGTAGATATTTCTTACTATAGAGATGTAATCACCTGTTCGAGTGATGGATTAGCAACATACACACAAGCCAGAGAAATTGGTAAATCTGTTCTGTCTTCTATGAGATCTGGACAATATGTTAAAGTTATGAATTCTACCGATAACAAAAATGATGCAACTTATGAAATTACAAAAATAAGTGAAATTATAGATTCTTCGCCAAATTACAAATTGAGAATTGAAGTAAAATATGATTCAGATTACGATCCGGCATCCGCATCATCTAATGTGACGATTTTGGGTATAGAAGATTTCTATAGTTCAGAATCGCCAACTGGACACACTGCACCTTGTAAGTATGTAACAAAGAGAATGATTCTAAGACATCCTGCTACGGCTCTTAAAGTTAGATTCTTGGCAAATGTTCAAGAAGGTCAATCTGTAGAAGCATTTGCAAAAATGTCAGGTTCGGATGAAAATGAAAAATTCGATAATGTACGTTACATCAAATTGACTCCTGTAGGAAACAAACTTCCAGGCAATTCAATAGATAGTAATACATTTAATGATTTTGAATATGAAGAAACTCTATTGTCACCATTTAGTGAAGTTGCAGTTAAACTAGTATTAACTGGCAATGATTCTACTAAACCAATAAGAGTCAAAGATCTTCAAGTTATCGCACTGGATTCATAATGACTAGATACTATAAGGTTAGAGATAGAGAAGGTCTCGTGAGAGATATGCAAAGTGGTGCTATTGTAAATGTGGATGAATCTTCTTGGCAGGCACACCAAAATGCCAAGAAGATTAGAGATAAACAAAATTTAGAAAAACAAATACAAAAGGACAAGATAAATAATCTACAGCAAGATGTTGAAAATATAAAATCAGAATTATTTGGCATGAAGGATCTTTTATTACAAGTTTTGGAGAAACTAAATGGCAGAAATTAAAGTTCCTGATTATGCTACTATAAAGCTGTGGTGGGAAAAGACAAATGAATTGGGCGTTGCCATAGGCGATCTTGATCTTTTGGACGATAGGATTAAAACTGATCCTAATTTCATTGCAGCAGCGGAACCAAATTTAGTTTCTGCAATCAATTCAATTTTCTCTACACTAGAGAATGATAGATTATTACTTGCTAGAGCAATAGCGATGAGCTAATAGGAAAATATATGGCAATAAACAGCAATTTTAAAAATGCAAATTTGAAAGATGTTGGCACTTCTTGGCAAACGTTGTACACGGCGCCTAGTGGCAAGACTAGCTATTTTATTCACATTAGCGTTGCATCCATAAATGGTGGTGGACAAGTTTCGGTTAGAGTTTATGATAGTTCTGCTAGTGTGTCAACATACACCGTAAAGGGTGCACCGGTTCCGGATGGAAGTGCTTTGCCTTGTTTGATTGAAGGTAATAAGCTAGTTTTAGAACCTGGAGATTATGTTGAAGTTAAATCCGAATCCGCTGGTATTTTATTTGATGTGCAAAGTTCTTTAATAGAAGACGTAAACACATAAGGATGAAATAATGAGTTACATAGGAAATGCAAAATCGCCTCTAATTTTTGGCCCAAATACCAGAGATGATATTGTGCCCGATGGCACAAAAACAATTTTTGATTTATCACAAGAAGTACCAGGCGGTTATGAAGAAAACATAACTGTAATTAGACAGAAATACATTACAAGATCAATTGTAAAAAACACAACAAATTTAGTTTTTGAAAATAATGTTTTAGGCGACCAAATTTCAACAACAGATCAGGATTTGGCCGCAGCATTATCCAGATTTGCTCCTGGTGACTTTTTAATAGTTGCTGGACCATCTTCCGTTGATAGTTTAGGAACTTATGGCGTTACCGCAGTAGATTATAATGGAACTGATATTTCTATAACAGTCGATGGAAATATATTACCAGCAGATAGCGGCGATGTAAACGTAGAAATAATTCACGGATATTATGACAATTGGGAAGTTCTACAACCAGGAACAGATTATACAATCTCTGGTATAGGATCTTTATATAATAAACAAATTGGATTTAGTTCAGCACCAAAAGAAGAAGAAAAAATTTATGTTCTTCACAGAGGAGAAGCGACATATAATTTTGTTCCTACTGCGGGTTCTGTTGGTCCAGATCAATTACAACAAAATCTTAGAAATTTTGTAGTCGATAGATATACCGCAACAGGCTCCGAGTTTAATTTTTCACTTTCACAACCTGCAATAGATTCTAAGTCATTATTGGTTACTGTAGATGGTGCAATAGTTGATGGCGATAGCTTGGGGTTTGTCGATGGAGGTTGGTCTTTAACTGAAACTTCCGTAGGTTCTGGAATTTTTGACAGAATAACATTTGATGTTGCTCCTACTGTTGGTAAAATAATAAGAATTCTACACTTAGGATTCTCTACAGTTTCTAGAAGAGCACTATACTCGCCAAATCAAAGTGCATTAGTAGTTCCTCCTGACTCAGTAGGTTCCTATGAACTACAAAATGATTCAGTAAGCACTGCGAAATTAGTAGATGGTGCAGTCATTTCAACTAAAATTGCCGATGATGCGGTAAATGGTAATAAAATTTTACTCAACAATAATCAGGCACTAAGATCAAAAAATTCCTCTGGAACTCCTGTTGATTTGGTAAAATTGAATGCATCGAATTCTGTAGATTTAACATCACCAACAAACTTTAGTATTAATGGTGATATCATTCCAACGTCACCAAAAGATTTGGGCACTACTGCCAATCCATTCAAAGAATTGCATCTAAATGGACCAATTAAAGTTGATGAATCCGTTGTCGGTCAATCGATCACCATCGATTCGGGAAATATATCAACACCCACACTAAGCGTTACTGGTGACATAACGGTTGGTGGAGTTGTAGATGGAGTTGATATATCAGATCTAGAAGATAGAGTACAATTACTTGAGTTTGGTTTTCCTATAGGCGGTATAATACAATTTGGCGGCGAAACCGCACCTCCAGGATGGTTATTATGTGATGGTTCAAGTTATTCGTCTAGCTTGTATCCTTCACTGTATAGCGTTATAGGAGTAAAATATGGAGGTGTTACCGGAACAAGTTTCAATGTTCCAGATTTAAGACAAAGAATCCCTATCGGCAAATCCGCATCAGCACCTACGAACATTCTCGGCGCCACCGGCGGACAGTTTGATCATTTTCACGAATTGCCCGATCATACACACGACGATTCACACACTCACGCAGTTCCTGCTCATCATCACGAACACAATATATCAAATGGATCAAATTTAGCCATTACTGTAAATTCTGGTACTCATAGTACGTCAACATCACACACACATACGACATTTTTGACATCTTCATCAGAAGGTTCACATGAACATCTTCTGGGTAATGTAGGTGATACATCTGCCGTTACTAGACAAGTTTTTGCATCATCGGAACAATTAGCAATTTCGGGAATTTTACCATCCAGGAATCCTGCACACACACATGGAATATCAGGAACCACTAGCATAAACTCAGTTAATCACACACACGCTGCCGATGCAATTACAGAAACCGGTACTGGACTTGCAAATCATACTCACTCAGTTTCAACAATTGATATTGAACGTGCTGGAAACATAGGCGCATCGACTGATTATCATTTTGTTGTTGGAACGGTAAGTTTTGGATTATCGGCGGATAGAGATTTGAGAGACAATTTATCAGACTATGATGGAGATCACGATCACGATTTAACTGTAACAACTACAACAGAAAGTGCTTCACATACACACAATTTATCTTCCACGACAATAAGCACAACAGGTTCTACACACGACCATGTTGTAAGAGGTACTGTTCCAGGAACGAATTCCTCTCACCAGCATACAATAAATATTCCTGCATTTACTGGTAATAGCTCAAGTAACGGAGAGCATACTCATCCAACTGGTTCTTTCACCGGTAAGATAGGAAAGGTTACAGGGGGTGTTTCTGGAGATAGTAATATCACATCTCTAGGTAGATCTACAAATACCACAGGGCAGATTTCTGCACCGGGACCCGGAACAAGTTACTCCGCAAACCCACCATACATAGTATTAAATTATATTATAAAGATTTAAAATATGGCAAAGTATCTAGGTTCGGGAGCAGCATACGGAGTTTTTGAGAAACAAGTTATTTCTCCAGACGGTCTTACGACTGAATTTACACTAACATATCAAGTTGGACATTCATCTTCCATCTTAGTCATTAGTGATGGTGTAGTACAAGAACCAAACTTTGCATACGCCTTAATCGAAGGCGGAAGAAAAATTGCATTTTCATATCCACCACTAGTTGCAGAAAGAATTTATATTGTTTATTTGGGTAGAGAAATTTCCGTTCCTGCCGTTTCGGGAAATTATTGTTTAAGAATAAGACTAGAAGCGCCTACTTTGAATGGAACTACAACAACATTTGATCTTTCTAGTTTAGGATTCTTACCTCCTGATCTTGGACTATTAAGAGAAGAAGGTATGACAGTATTTTTAAATAAAGTACCTTTGCAGTTTGGAAATGATTGGACTTTGAATGTTTCACCAGATTTTAAAGTCGGAAATGCAATCATATTCAATTCAGCACCAAGTGGGCTTTCTATAGTTGACATTTATGTACATGCAGTAGAAAGATCTGATATCAAAACAGTGGATGCGGCTAGTATAACAGGAGATAAACTAGCAAATAATATAACTATAGGAAGTCCTTCAAATAAATGCGAAGCAATATATGTAAAAAATTTAGTTGCGGATAATCCCATAACTTATATCAATTCTTCCGAAATAGAATTAAAAACACATTCAGGCTTTACACAATCTGGTCATCACATTTTAACTAATGCAGTAATGACTACCGATTCATCACCAACAATACTTTGGAACTTTGAATTGCCGAATGTTCCATCTGGTGTTGCAAATTCAGCAATTTGGTTTGAAATTGATATGGTAGGATTGAATGTAAGTGCTGATGAAAATTGTTGGATAAACATAAAAGGCGGTGCCAAAAGGAATGTAATTGCGACCTCTTTAGTTGGTATACAACAAAACATATCTGGCACAGACAGTTCTGATTATAATGCATTCGTACAAGTATCGGGAACTAATGTACAAGTAATGGTAGTTGGACATCCAAGCAACACGGTACATTGGGCAGCTACAATTAGATATCAAGCAATCACTTCTGTCGCACTATAAATAGAAGTGCAAATAACATTGTAGCAGAGGGATTACTATGTCCAGAAATAAAGGGATTAATAAACTTGTAGTTAGTGATGATACGACACCATCATTACAAGAATTGCCAGTTCTTGCTAGTGAAACGTTAGGCGTTTTCGTACATAGCACAAATTCCACAGTACCTTCAAAATTATTTCTATCGCAAGGTAGCGCAACGCAAGCTAGTTTTTCCGGAATTGAATTTGATACGGATTCTGGATTAGGAATTTTTACCGATGTACCGTTTGTTTCGTCTCACGATGCCAGTATAAAGTTTAAAGCACGAGGAACCGACTATTGGAAAATAGAAGGAGTCGATGGTTCATCCGGCGATTTATTACCTTTGCTCAACAATCAATTAAAGATAGGACGCTCTGGTTTCAATCTAGCTGAAATACTTTCTAGAAAGATTACCTCAGATACTACACTAGCCCTGGCGGCCGGTGGAGCGACAAAATGGAATCTAGATAGTGATGGACACTTAATACCTTCTACTGCCAATAGTCAAAATTTCGGAGCTACCAGTACCGCATTATCTCAGATTTTTGGAAATCAATTAAATTCTGGAACTGGACAAGCGTTATACCTTGGTTCAAATGGCGGCGCTTATCAATGGCGCATAGCAAATGGAACAAATGCGGCATTTATACCAAATTCAACTTATGACATTGGTGCATCGGGAAGTAGAGTAGGAAAACTCTGGGGAACCGATATTGATATTACTGGAACTATAAACTCAGGAGGATTTTCATCTTCTGGCGATGTCATCACAAATTCCATTAGAACAATAGGAACATCAGATAATCTTGTAATTAAAACTGGTACAGGATTTGCCGAAAGATTTAGGATTACGTCCGATGGTAAAGTAGGTATAGGTACAACATCTCCGTATGCTAATCTTGATGTTGCTAGTAGTCTTCAGATTGGAAGTAGCGTAACTTCTTCAAATAACTTTCACATAACTGCCGAGTCTAGCGGCGCTTTGCAGTTTTGGAGCGGGAACTACGGAGCCGGCACAGAAAGATTAAGAATAACATCAAGTGGTGACGTTGGTATAGGAACTGCAAGTCCAGGTACAAAGTTAGATGTATCTGGATCTATAAGATCGTCAAACCAATTAATTTCAACCGTAGCAACTGGTACCGCACCACTATCAGTATCATCAACGACATTAGTTTCAAATTTGAATGCTGATTTACTAGATGGTCAAACCGGATCTTACTATTTAAACTATAACAATTTAACCAATACACCAACGATAGGAAATGGCGCACTCACTCTTGCAGTCTCGGGAACGGGACTTAGTGGTTCTGCATCGTTTACTGCCAATCAAACCGGAGCAACAACTTTCACTGTTACTTCAAATGCAACGAATGCGAATACTGCCTCTACAATAGTGGCTAGAGATGCTTCTGGTAATTTTAGTGCTGGAACTATAACAGCGAATTTGACAGGAACTGCAACCACTGCTACATATTTAAATACTGCCTTTTCATCAAGCACGGCAGATAATATAACCACTAGAGTCAATTCCGGATTTTGGGAAACTAGTACCGCAACAATCGCCGAAGGATGGCCAGAAACCACAAATAATTGGTATCATCTATTGTGCAGTACGCATAGTACTACCTCAAATTATTTCTCAATGCAATTTGCTGGTAGTTTTTATGATAGCAATTCATTGTTTTATAGAGCGACGACTGATGATGGAAATAAGTCTTGGAATAGAATATGGCATTCAGGAAATGATTCCTTATTAGGAACAGCGAGTAATGTTGCAAATACTATAGTCAGAAGAGATGCTTCTGGTAATTTTAGTGCTGGAACTATAACCGCAGGTACAATACTAACTGGCGCCGGCGGAATTGAAATAAATTCAATAGGAACTGGTGATAGAAATAGTTATATAGATTTTCATTCGCAAGACAGCACCGATTTTGATGCAAGAATAATAAGAGAACCTGGTATAAACGGCAATTTAAAAATTTTCCAGAATGGAGAAGGCCCTATAAGATTTGTAGGTCCAGATGCCGGTGTTACATGGTCCTTTGATCTTTGGGCTAATGAATTGTTAATACCCACGGACAGTTTCGGAGTCCCACCATTGATAAGAGGTGTGTATGAATATGCACGAAACGGTGAAATTTATATTACAAATACAAGTCAAGCCAAAGGACTTTGGATCACAAGTGCAGGTAATGTAGTTCCACAAATTGATAACTCACAATCTTTAGGTAACAGTACCTACCGCTGGAAGGACGTTTATGCCGGCGATGGTACAATTAATACTTCTGATGTGAGATCGAAACATACTATAGAAAACTCTTCTCTTGGTTTAAATTTTATAAATGCACTAAGACCGGTTAGTTATAAATGGAAAGTAGGTTATAATGAAGTTGATGTGCAAAAAGATGAGAACGATGAACCTTTGTTAGATGAAAATAGAAAAATAATCAAAACTATAACACCAAAAACTGGCACAAGAACACACTATGGACTAATAGCACAAGAAGTAAAAGAAGTATTAGAACAGATTGGCAAAAATGATGAGGATTTTGCTGGTTGGATATTATCGGATAAAGATGATCTTAACTCACAACAATCGTTGAGATATCACGAATTTATATCGCCTATAATTAAATCCATACAAGAATTGTCGGAAATTGCCAACAATTCAACAAAAGCACTACAAAGTGCATTAGAAGAAATAGAAAAATTGAAAGAAAGAATTGAAGTTTTAGAATCATAAATAATAAAAACAAATCTTATCAAAGGATTTTAATATGTCCAGAACAGAAATTAAATCGATACAAATTAAAGACCAAGAAGTAAAGAGAAGTGATCTAAACGATACGGTTTCTGGACAAGCTGTAGTTAAACGATTGATTGCTGGTACTGGTATAACGCTTTCTTCAACTGGTATTGATACGGGAACTGGTGATGTTACTATTTCATCGTCAGTTGAGGGTGGTATAACATCACTCAATAGTTTAACCGCAACGACACAAACATTTGCAACAGGAACTTCTGGAACAGATTTTAATATTTCATCTTCGACCAGCACACATACATTTAACATACCTGATGCATCATCCAGCAATAGAGGACTAATAACTACTGGCACGCAAACGATAGCAGGAACAAAAACATTTTCAAGCACAATTTCAGGTAGTATAGACGGAAACTCAGCAACTTCTACCAAATTGGCAACAGCAAGAGATATTTCTGTAACTGGCGATGCCACGTGGTCAGTTTCTTTTGATGGTTCGGCAAATGCATCAAGCTCACTAACGCTTGCAAATTCTGGCGCAACTGCTGGAACATATAGATCTGTGACTGTAGACGCTAAGGGTCGTGTAACCAGCGGTACTAATCCCACTACATTCAGCGGTTACGGAATTAGTGATACAAGCGCAAACCTTGCATCAGCAATCACTGATGAGACGGGATCTGGCTCTTTGGTATTTGCAACTTCTCCTACTTTAGTGACTCCATTACTTGGTACACCAACTTCTGGTACATTAACAAACTGTACAGGATACACCTTTGCGAATATAGCTTCCAAACCTACAACATTTAGCGGTTATGGAATTAGTGATACTAGTGCAAACCTTAAAGCGGCCATAACAGATGAAACTGGTTCTGGCTCTTTAGTATTTGCAACTTCTCCAACCCTTGTTACTCCTATATTAGGAACACCGACCTCTGGAACATTAACTAATTGTACGGGTCTGCCATTATCTAGCGGAGTAAGTGGAACACTACCGATAGCAAATGGTGGTACAGGACAAACAACTGCGCAAGCCGCTATTAACGCACTAACCTCCGTATCT